CGAAGTCCTGGAATACGAAGTCCGAAGTCCTGGAATACGAAGTCCGAAGTCCTGGAATACGAAGTCCGAAGTCCTGGAATACGAAGTCCGAAGTCCGAAGTCCGAAGTCCGAAGTCCGAAGTCCGAAGTCCTGGAATACGAAGTCCGAAGTCCTGGAATACGAAGTCCGAAGTCCGAAGTCCGAAGTCCGAAGTCCGATGTGCGAGGTACATGGTCCTGGATACGAGGTACATAGTCCTGGTACTCGAAGTCCGATGCTCCAGGTACGATGCACATATTCCCCGGATCCGGACCTATAAACCCTGGATCAAAGTGGTGTACACATACCGGAGTACTATGTACAATGTACGTAGTGAGGAGTCATACGTGCACAAGGTTGTAAAAGTTCAAAGTCCCGCAGACATGGCACTTGCTTTAGTGCGTACGGAGTTCCCGAATTACCACCCTCTGCTATCTTTGACCAGACTGGCGCATAGAGAGGACGTGATACAGGACCCTCGTCTAGAGTTAGAAGTGCACAGGGCTATAATGCCTTATGTAGTGCCCAAATTGTCTTCGATCGAAGTCAAGTCCGAAGTAAATGAAGTCCGTAGAGTGATAGTCTCGTTATTTGAGCAGATCACACTGCCCAACGGCTCTATAGTGGATGTTGAAAAACCTCTAGTCACTGATGTGACAGATCTAGTACCTCTTGATTAAAGGCTTCAATATGACCGTCCAAGTCACCAGTCTCAAGAATTTCCCCCAAACCTTGACTTCGGTTCCAGGCGCGCCGTTCGTGCTGGGCCCTTTCAAGACGGCCAGGTTTGAGATCAATACGATCACAGCTGAACTCTTGAATCTGGACCTTCTGAGGTTCATACAGGCTGAACTGGATATATCAACGCCGGACCTCACCCCCGCACAATTGGCGGCGCTTGCTACCCAAGCCGAAAGTGTGGGCGTTGACTGGGGTAACACCGCAGCAGTCAATACGACGCGCATGAACGCAGCGCTGGCTCGAAGAGGGCTGGTCACGCTCACGCGACCGGGGCAGTACATGTTCGGTGGTCCGGGCATCGGCAGCTTGCTCATTCCAAGCAACACCACGCTCATTTGCGCGGAAGGGGTGGAGTTGATCTGCGCAAACCAGACTCATCAGCCGCTAATTCGCAACACCAACTCTTTTGATCCCGGCACTGCTGCTACTGGGTCTATTGCGTACTCTGGCGGCGGGTGGGGCTTGCGCGGCACCGTCACAGCAACTGGAATTCAACTGAAACACCCGGTTGGAAGCTGGATTGGTGTACTGAATCTGGACCTGTCCAATCAAGCCAACCGCAGCTATCAGGGCGTGTACCAAGTCACGGCTGTTGGCACGAATACGATCACCTACGAAATGGTGGACACGCCGCCAAGCGGCGGTAACAGCACATCGGGTGCGATCATTTACCCGGCTGACACAAACATACGCATCATTGGCGGCATGTGGGACGGCAACGACGTCGGGCAAACCGGCAGCCCGTACAACGACGGCGATCCGAACCATTGGGTTCAAACGCTCCGCAATACACAGAACACCATTGTCCAGGGGTGCTCCTACCGTCGTGGGCTGTCATGGACAGTGGGCTCCAACAATATTCGGGACGCCACGTACCGTGACCTCTACGCTGATCTCTACACCGACGGTCTTGGTACAGCCAACGCGATATTTCAGGGTACTGGCGGCGCACGCAATGTCCTGATTGACGGTGTTAGCGGCACTTCCGACGACAATCTGGTTGCGTGGTCACTTGACGCGGTTGGTAGCTGGACTTACCAAAACCATTGGAACGGGGATGTTTACAATCTCCGCATCAAGAATGTCAACAGTTCGGCAAACAACGCGGCCATTATCAAGCTGTGGGGAAACACCAACGCACGCTATCACTCGGTCTTGATCGACGGCGTTACTGGCAGGGCCAACACCGAAGGCGCTGTAGGTGTGGACTGCGGGTTTACTCAAACTTCGATGCTGAATACCCGAGGCGGGAAGCTGACAATCAAGAACGTTGCGGTCGCCTGCCCAGGCGCACCAGTTACTGTCAGAAGTGACGGAGACTGGGATCACATTGAGATTGACCAAGTGCAGCAAAAGCGAGCTGGTTCGGCGGCCGCCCCGCTAGTCCAGATATTAAAGCGTTCAGGCGGCACGGTTCAGACCATCCGGCGACTGGACATCAAAAACCTGTCGTGGTCAAACCCCGGCAGCGTCTTGAACCGGACAACCTGCATTGTTGAAATTAGCGACACCAATATCTTTGACCTGAATATCTCGGGCATTCCGCAAGCTCGAATTAACGCGGTGACGGGTCTTGTTAACTTCATTGGTGTGGAAGGCGTGGTTGATAGAGCTGTCGTCACCGGCTTGAACGGTATTGCCAACGCAACGGGTGATATGACCCTTGTACGTTGCGCGAACACGGTAGCAGGCGCGCTTGGTCAGCTAACGCTGCGAGACTCCACCTTCACTGCCTTTGACGCTTCGGGTGGATTGGCTCTCCAGACCGCAGCCGGGAAAGTCACCAAGGTGCGGCTTGACAACAATACGTTTACCAACGCCCGTGCTGGACATGTGTCAGGCGTTCTGAGAGATGGCACAGGGATGACGGTGGACACAATCAACATCACTACCGCTTAAGAGCGACCGCCCAGCAACACACAAGCCCGCTGCCTGGGCCGGCTCTACATCACGCTATGCAATCGTGAATTTCACAGCTAGTAACCAATTTTACAACAGTGACATAAGTCACATCATCTGCTGATTAAATCCACTCGGGCGTAAGCTCATTCACCTAGGAACTACCATGTCAGTTTTCATTCGTTCGCTTATCAACACCTCGCAAACTATCGATGCGGTGGCCCTCCCTGCATTCGCACTTCAGGAGCGTGGCAATGTCACCTCAGCCATTCAAACGGCCTCTGACCAACGAAAGATCAACCTGTGGGCTGGCTCTGTGGACGTTCGCACCACTCAATCGTTTCTCGAGTACGTGCCAGTCACCACCGACGTGATCGCTCTGCCTGCTTATGCCGAGGACGTGAGCATCGTGCCTGCCGGCACGATTGCGGCGCTCACTCTCACTCTCCCGCTGGCGCCTCGTGACAGGCAGCGCCTGAATGTGACGTTCGACACCATCGTCACTACGTTGACCATGCAAGTGGCCACCGGCAGCTCGCACACTCTGCGAGGTGCGTTGACTGCGGCTACTGCTCGAGGATTCGCCACCTGGATGTACCGCGCCAGCAACAAGGTGTGGTATCGCATAGGCTGATCCAATGAGCCTCGTCACGGTCGTACGAAGTTTGGTAGGGGTGACTGTTGAGTTGCCCGGACCAATTTACATACGACCGTGGCACTTCGTGGAGTTGGAAGAGTTATCTGACCCAATGCGAATAAGACTCAGGGAGTTACAAGCGTCAAGAGTGATCCAGCTAGGGCAAGTCCTAGATGGATCACCTCTTTCGTCTGTGAAGGTATGACATCCGAAAGCCAAACCATGAGCCCTGGTGTTATGGAACGACATATACAGACCATCCTCATTTCGATAGTAACTGGCTCGCTTATTTTTGCGGCTACTTACTTCTATACCGATAACAAGGATAAGGCCTTGGCCAAATCCCAATTGGAGGTGCTCACAGTTCAAGTATTGGAGATGCGAGCTGACGTCAAATCTCTACAGTTAAATGTAGTCCGTCCAGACGAGCTGCGTGATCTACAGAGGCGTGTGCTAGACCTTGAAAGGGCTATTAAGACCCCAAGGTGATAGTCAAATCACATGCTTAGTCAATGACCATAGAATTCAAGCTTTATCCCAAGCAGCAACGGGCTCTAATGTCGTCTGCTCAGGAGATCCTTTACGGGGGAGCCGCGGGATCTGGTAAGAGTTACATGATGCGTGTACTTGCGATAGTACTATGTATGGAGATCACCAATATCAAGGTGTTTCTGTTTCGAAGAATGTATAAGGAACTGTATATCAATCACGTATACAGTCCTGATGGGTTTTTACAGATGATGAAGCCATTCATGGACTCTGGCGAAGTAGTCTTCAACAAGTCGGATGGTGTATTTAACTTCACATTCAATGGTGCTCAGATATATCTCTGCCATGCGCAGCATGAGAATGATATAAACGGTTATCTGGGCGCTGAAATTCACTGCTTGCTAATAGACGAGGCTACGCAGTTCACAGAGAAGATGATTCGCTTTATTCGTACGCGTGTACGTTTAGGTGGATTACAGATACCTGAACGGTGGAAGGCTCTTTTACCCAAGATCATATATGGCACTAACCCTGGAGGAATCAGTCACAGCTATTTTAAGCGTGGATTCGTAAGCCACGGCGAGGGTCACGTATATAAGGCCCCTATCCAGGATGGAGGCATGTTACGCGAGTATGTGCCGGCCAAATCTCGTGAAAACGTCATCATGCTTCGCAATGACCCTAATTATGATCAACGGATCATGGGTCTAGGTGACGACCGATTAGCTCTTGCATACCTCGAAGGTAACTGGGACTTGGAAGAGGGTGCAGCGTTCTCTGATCTCTGGGATACAAATGTGCACATAGTACAGTCCCTAGAAGTACCTAGAACATGGCGGATCGACAGGTCCCACGATTATGGTTATTCAGCTCCAGCGGCAACCCTCTGGTGGGCAGAAAGTGATGGTACTCAGGCCATTATCAACGATCGCAAGGTTGCCATACCTAGAAAATCCATTATCCTGATCTCTGAACAGTATTTTGCGGATAAAGAGGACAAGGGTTTACGTCTACTGCCCAATGAATTGGGCCTTAAAATGTACGAGCACGAGGCCATGAATGGTTTACGCGCTCGTACAGAAGCGGGTCCAGCCGACACATCCATATTTGACAAAGATCGAGGAATGGCGTCCATTCACGATCAATACGTACAGAAGGGTATTCGCTTTACGAAAGCTGACAAACGCCCAGGATCTCGTGAGAGAGGTTTTGTGCTTGTTCGTCAAATGCTTAAGGCGGCTGCCACCCGTAATTTTGAAAACCCTTGGCTACTGATAATGCGTACATGTGTGCATACAGTATCCCAATTGCCTGAATTACCCATCAGTGCCGAAAATGCTCAGGACGTTGATACCAACTCCAATGATCACATTTACGATGGGATCAAATACCGAGTGCTGAAGAGCATGCTTACGGCTGGTCCATCTGAGGTAAATGGTACTTAAATTTATCATGGCTAAAAAATTATCAGAATTCGCCCATCCGCAGTACATGTACCATCTGCCGGATTACCAGAAGATTCGTGATTGCTACAATGGCGAGAGAGCTGTTAAAGCCGCCAACGTGGCCTATCTGCCTAAGCTGAAGGCCCAGTCTGAAGAAGATTATAGGAACTACTTGACCAGGGCCCTATTCTTTCCGGTCACAGGTAAGACTGTCACAACCATGGTTGGATTGGCCACAGTGAAGCCTCCGAAAGTAGTAGCTCCGGATCTGATGGCCCCCTACTTCAAGGATTCTGAATCAGGCTACCAGTTCAGCGAATTCTATGTCACCACCCTACAAGAGATGGTGCTGATGGGCCGATATGGCGTGTTGATAGACGCTCCTGAGCTGGTTCAAAGCCAGCCCACCCTATGCCCGTACATTGCTGAGAACATAATTAACTGGGACACTGACGAGATAGGTCAGCTAACCATGTTGCTATTGCGTGAGACTCGTAATGTCCGTTTGCAGGGTGAATTCTCAACTAGTGTTGAAGTGCAGTACCGCCACTGTTATCTGGACGCCTCAGGGATATACACTGTTGAAGTTCTGGACGAAGATCTCAAACAGATAAAGCCCTCGATTCAACCTACTTTCACCGGCTCGGTCATAGACTTCATTCCCTGGGTCACATTCGGAGCCTCTGGGGCCCACATCGGAGTGGATAAGCCTCCAATGCTGGATATTTCGACCATCAACATATCTCACTATTTAACCAGTGCTGATCTGGAGTGGGGGCGCCACATAGTCGGACTGCCCACACCTATTGTGTCGGGCGTTGACTCCAGTACCCAGCTGTCTATAGGTGGGACCGCTGCCTGGATTTTGCCAGTAGTAGAGGCTAAGGCTTATTATCTGGAATTTCAAGGCTTGGGTCTCAAATCACTTGAGATAGCCATGTCAGACAAGATCAGTCTCATGTCAGCTATGTCGGCTAGATTAGTGGACAACTCCACTCGTGGGTCTGAAGCGGCTGAGACAGTGCGACTTCGCTACATGAGTGAGTCGGCTGGACTCATCCATATAATAGGTTCAATCGAAACCGGCTGCATGATATTGTATAACATGCTGGCCAAATTGCTGAAGACCACCGAAGTAACCATACAATTCTCCAAGGAAATCCTGGGCATAGGGGTGACGTTCAGGGATCTCAAAATCCTATTTGAGGCCTACCTGACGTCATCTGTCAGTAAAGAGACCCTGGTATACAATCTGCGGCGACTGGATGCAATTGATCCAAATCGCAGTGATGAAGAAGAAATGAGTGCAATCAAGGAGCCACCAACGCAGACTCCGACGACTTCGAATGCACCGAAACCCGCTGCCACACCGTAACCTCAATGAAAGATTCATCATGGGCCTGAAATACCAGATTACCGCACTTACTGAAGTGCCCGAAAACGTCCGTAGTCTTTACAAACCTGAGGGCGCCATATTCGTACTGGATGCAGACGATGTCGTGCCAAAAGCCAGGTTGGACGAGTTTCGCACCAACAACATCAGCCTGACCCAGCAACTCGACAGGTTGAAGGACGTGGACCCTGTCAAGTACGCCGACCTGATCAAGCTGCAACAGGACGTGGAAGAGGGCCGACTGATCAAGGAGGGCAAACTTGAAGAGGTGGTCACCTTGCGTGTTACCAATATGCGCAAGGAACTCGAAGGCCAGTTGACCGGCGCGCAGACCCAGTTGACTCAAGCCAATGCCCAGCTGGCCGTTCTGATGATTGACAATGCCGTTCGCCAAGCTGCAGTCAAGAATGGTGCACTGCTCACGGCCTTTGATGATGTAGTACTGAGGGCTCGAGCCGTGTATAGCATGGACAAGGGTCAACCCGTGCCCAAGGACGATAAGGGACAGGTCATCTACGGCAAGGACGGTCAAACCCCCATGGCCGTGGAGGACTGGTTGGTGACTCTCAAGAAGAACGCGCCTCACCTCTTCGCTGGATCCCAAGGTGGTGGAGCTGGTGGTGGCCGAGGACCTCTGCCAGGTGTGGATGCATCCAAGATGACGCCGGCCCAGAAGATATCCTACGGCTTGCAAAACGCCATCATGGCCAAACTCCCTGGGGATTGATTTAGGATCTCCTGGAATATTCACGATCAAAGTAGTGTACACTAGTCCTAGAACTAGTTATAATGTATACATGCGCGTAGATTCTGGGGTCCAGGTCTAGTAGCTAAGTCATGGTCCAGTTCCCGGAGGGTTCTGGGCCATGGAGTAGCACCTCCGGTGGGGGTATCGCAATAGATTCCAATCCTTCACCCTATCGGAGCCTCAGATGCCCTCACTTACCCTCGTCGAAGCTGCTCGGATCCAGCAAAACCCGCTGATCCAGGGCGTTATCGAATCCATCGTGACCGTCAACACGATGTACCAATTCATGCCCTTTGACCAGATCGTGGGCAATGCGTTGCTCTACACCCGTGAAAACGCGATTGGCGGCGTGGCCCCGATCGGTATCGGCGGCGGCAGCAACAGCATTCCAGCTGCAGCCAAGACCCCGGCCACCTTCACGCCGGTTACCACCCCGTTGAAGGCTATGATCGGCGACGCCTTGGTCGACCACTTCATCGCGACCACGATGGGCAACCAGAACGACCAGCAAGGTATTCAGATCGCCTCCAAGGCCAAGGGCTTGGGCCGTGAGTACCAACGCCAGTTCATACTGGGCGACAGTGCAGCCGACCCGCTGGAATTCGACGGGCTGGCCAAACTGATGCCGGCGTCACAAGTGATTGCGGGTGGCTCGGCTGATCTCTCGTTCGACTTCCTCGACCAACTGATTGACCTGGTGAAGGCCAAGGACGGTGCTGTCGACTTCATGATGATGCCCGACGTCGCTCTTCGCAGGTACCGCGCCTTGCTGCGGGCTCTGGGTGGGGCCAGTGTCAACGACGTGAAGCTGATGCCTGATGGCACGCAAGTCGATACCTACCGCGGCATCCTCATGTTCCGCAATGACTGGATTCCGGCTACTGCGGGTGCCACTCGCACTACCGACATCTATGCAGGATGTCTGGACGATGGCTCTCGCAAGGTAGGTATCGCGGGCTTGACCAGCCAAGTGCAAAGCGGCATCTTCATCTCCCACGTGGGTGAGGCCGAACTGTCGAACGACATCATCGACCGCTTGCGCTTCTATGCCTCCATGGCCGTCTTCAGCGAGCTGGGTATCGCCAAACTGGAAACCGTCAAGGTCTTCGGTTAACCCCTAGCCGCCGGCGAGAGTCCACTATGGCGCTCGTAGTCAATACTAGTCCGTTTAATCCTGCATGTAACTCGTACGCGAGTTTAGCAGGCATGGCGGATTACGTATTGACTAGGGTGCCTAGTGCGGCTACCGTCACAGCTTGGGATGGTCTTGCGGCCGATAAAAAGGCTATGTATCTGGTCAATGCCACCCGATCCATAGACACTTATGTCGAATGGATTGGCGATAGATATAGTCGTGATCAAAGGCTAGATTGGCCACGTGTCAATGCCTTTGATGACGGCTTTCTCTTGGATCAAATCACATTTCCTCCAGAGGTGGTAGAGGCCACTTACGAAATGGCCCTCTGGATGATGGCTAATTCAGGTGAGGTCTCGGTTGATCAGTCGTCATCTTATGACGCCATAAAGATCGGCCCTATCACCATAGACTTTAATCAGCAAGCACTGGGCAGTGCTAAGCAGTATTTCCCTGATATTGTTGCAGCCTTGATAAGGGGCTTAGGCTCCATTGGCAATCCTGAGTTACCTGGTCAGTCCACTCTGAAAATAGCCAGGTTGCAACGGGTGTAACACGTGACACTTAAGTCCACCATTCTGGCTGCCATCAAGACAGTTGTACCTGCCTTACAAGATTTAGCCATAGTTGTAAGTTACATTGATCGTTCGGCCCCTGTTTACGTCCCAGGTAGCCAGCCTACCTACCCCGTAAACAGCCTGAATCTGTCCATAGTAATAGTCAAATTCACTACCAAAGAGGTGGATGGGGATAGAATACAGGCCTCAGACTGGTTAGGGGTAGTGATACCTGATACTAGTGCAATTAATCCACCCAAATTCAATGCCAATGATCTTATTCGTGTGCCAAGTGGATTGAAGCTGGCCGCTGGTGACTATCGAATAGTCGACGATAATAAAGTGTTGGTAGGTGACACAACAGTTCTGCATCAGTTACAGCTTAGAAAGTTATGATCTACGTTACTTCGATTTCGTCTGATTGGCCATCTAGAAGGCAATTAGACGAAATCGCAGAAGCGGGTTTCAAAGAGATAGCTGGTAACATTTTTCGTGCGTCAGTAAAACTGTCACCAGTATACAGCGGGGCATTCAGAGCTAGTTGGCGGATCTCATTCAATCAACCTAGAGAAGATGTGACAAAGGGTAGACCCCCACCAAATCCTATTAGAGGCGCGGCATTTAGATGGCCTAAAGGATTTAAGCTGGGCGATATGATAGTGATATCCAACAATCAACCCTATGCCGAACTGATTGAATACGCTGGATGGTCTAATCAGGCGCCTTACGGGGTACTTAGAGTTGCAATAGCCAGTGTGACATTCAAGTGAAATATGATGCAGTTCAGCAGAGTATAGAGGAGTTCGTAAGGACGAACTGGACTGCTACGGCTATTCAATATGACAATGTAGCCTTTAATTCGGATATTTACACTGAGTATCTACAACTCACTGTGGTTTTTGGTGAAGGCCATTCAAGGGCTGTCACCAAAGGCTGTTACCGACAAGTAGGTTTACTATTGCTTTCGGCCAGAACTAAGCCAGGAATAGGCTCTAGTAGGAAACTACAATTAGCCAGGTTGGCCGCTGAAATGGTTATCTCTACAGTTGTACAACCAGTCCCACCTCTGGTGGCCCCATCAGTAAATCTAAAGACCCCTGATCTATTTAACGATAATCAGGAGCGTCATGGTTGGGTAATGGCTCAAGTAAGTTGCCCGTTCTACTACGATTTGGAGTACTAACATGTCATCAGCCGATCTCGTCTCCCTGCGTTACATTGAAGAAATCACCATTGGGGTTACACCCAACAACTCTGTCAGGTCCGTAGGGACTCTCACAGCCACGGCCAACTTCGCCAATGCCGAAACTGTCACTGTGGCCGGACGGGTCTATACGTTCCAAACCACGTTGACCAACGTTAATGGCAACGTGAAAATAGCCGCCAGCCTGACCCTTTCGCTGCTCAACCTGCTGCGAACCATTAACCGCTCGGGTGGTGTCGTAGGTACGGATTACGCAGCGGCCACTGTCAAGCATGCCGCGCTTGAAGCCACAGCCTCCACTGCCACTACCCTGTCCATCAGGGCTATCTTTGGCGGTACCGCCGGCAATGCTCTAGGCACCACTGAAGCCGCCGCCAACGCCTCATTCGGTGCAGCCACCCTGACTGGCGGCTCTAATTCCAGTGTCACGGCTTGGAAGCCCCTGCGATTCACTGGTGAGTCCCTGAATTTCAACATCGAGAATACCAAGACCGCTGAAGTGAGGTCTGACCGCACCGAGACAGACCTCGTGCAGACCTCGGCGTCTGGTGGAGGCGATGTGAATGTGGAGCTGTCCTTTGCTACATTTAAGGATTGGCTCGAAGCCGTCTTGTGCGGTGCTTGGACTGGCTCGCCTACTGAGGTGATTCAGAATGGATCCATCCTCCATTCTTACACGGTTCAAAAACAGTTTCAAGACATGTCGGTGCCCCAGTTCCACACGTATCGAGGCACGTGTGTCGAGAGTCTTAACCTCTCAATGGAAATTGGCAAGATCGTTGAGGCGTCATTTGGGCTGATGTCATTTGGCTTGGACCCTGTTACAGGTATTTCGGAAGCCCAAATAGGTGGCTCGACATTCGGAGCGGCAACCTCTACGACTCCGATGAACGCTGTCACCAACCTGCAAGATTTCAGTATCGATGGCGTGCTATTTTCAGGGTGCATCAGCAGCCTCAAATTGCAGATCAAGAACAACCTTCGGGCCATCCAGTGCATAGGATCTTTGACACCTCGTAATATGAAGCTGGGCACTATTGAAGTAACCGGCGACATGGAGTTCTACTTCAACGAGGGCAGTAATTATCTCAAGTTCGTTCAAGGTGTGGAATTCGATTTTGGCTTCGCACTTCAGGATAGTGCGGGCAATCGATACGGTTTCACCCTGCCTCGTTGCAAGTTCGAGACGGGTGAAGTCGTAGCTGGAGGTCGGAACACTGACGTCATGTTTAGCGCTAAGTGGCGCGCCCTCTATGACACTGATTCTGGCCTTGTTATGCAACTGTCGTCAACTGCGGCGACTTAACTAATAGAGAACCTCATGTTCCATTTTGATGCTGACCTTCAATCTATCGACAACGGGGTTTGGGCCGAATGGTCTGGATCCAAGTTTCTGGTAGCCCACATATCCAACATGAAGTTTCAGAAGCTGCTGGCTCGTTTCCAGCAGCCTCACAGGAAGAAGTTGGAGGCCGGAACCCTGGACCCTCAGGTCAATCGGGACATCCTGTGCAAGGCTATGGCTGAAGGGATTCTGCTGGACTGGGCCAATGTGACCTCGGTGTCTGGATCCACCACGTCATTCAGTTCCCAGAACGCCTTTCACGCACTGCAGCGCGATCCCGAATTCCGCGATTTCGTGGCGGAGTTCGCAGCTCAGATGGCTAACTTCCGAGCCGAGGAAGTGGAGGACATGGGAAAGCCCTGAGGGCCTGGATTTCGTGGCAAGTTCAATGGGCTCCACAGGCTGCTAAGTTACTGGAGATAGAGCAGGCCACTGGATCCACGCCTCAGGCCCTGGCTGATGAGCCTACGATGTACGGCACTTGTGTAGAGATAGTGTACGCTTACAATGTCCTTGCATCTAAACGTACGTCGGGGCTTGCGTCCAACCCTATACAGTTATCGGAGATAGAGGCTTATTTACGGATATACGGCCAGCCCTCCATACCTGTGGATGTGTTCATTGATTTGATAGGTATAGCAGATTTGAAATATCTGGAATTGACCAATGGCAACGAATCTCCAGGTAAACGCTAGTACGCAGCAGGCTGTAGGGGCCTTCAACGCTCTAGCCAACTCGATTTCGCGTGCTCGAGGCCAGTTTAGCGGTCTTGGTGGCTCGATGGCCCAAAATACCAGTACTGCATCCAGATATGCCGGGTCTGTAACAGCCATTAATTCAGCATTCACCAATCTGACGTCCATTGCAGGTGGCGCCCTCAACGCCATTCGCAATCTAGGTGCGGGTGTCCAGCTGGTCTTTGGAGCCATAATAAAGGAGCTGGATAGACTGCAAGGCTTCAACGCTATCATGTCTGTGTCGACCACGTCCGCAGACGCCGTAGCCGCCTCGTACAACTTTCTGAGAAAAACCGCAGACCGTCTGGGCGTCCAGTTTGAATCATTGACGTCTAACTATGCCAAGTTAGTGGCCGCACTGCCTCCAGGTATAGAGGGCCTCCGTACCGCTGAGAAGGTATTCATGGGCGTGGCTATGGCGGCTCGTACCTTGCACTCCACTAGCGTGGATACGCAATTGATGTTTTATGCGGTAACTCAAATAGCCTCTAAGGGCATAGTGTCAATGGAAGAGCTTCGTCGCCAATTGGGTGAGAAGCTTCCAGGTGTCATACAAATAGCCGCTAAATCCTTAAACACCTTGCCTGAAACCTTAGAGGCAGCTATTCGCAAAGGCATAGTCTCCTCTGAAAAATTCCTACCTATATTCGGTGACGGTCTGATTAGGACATTTGCGGAATCCTCAGAGAAGGCCTCCATCAGCGTGTCTGCGGCGATCGCCAGACTCACCAACGTGTGGGTAGACTTTGTAAAGCATATACTGGATTCAGGGGCCGGAGACTCCGTAGTAGGCATATTTGACGCCCTACGTGAGAAGCTTAATGATCCGTATTTGATTGAACGCTTTGCCATACTGATTAGGCAACTGTCAGACCGATTTGCGGAGTTCATAACGAATCTCACGGCTGACGATCTGCGTAATGGGTTTGACGCGGCCTCAAAGGCCATTGAGGCTGCCGTAATCGTAATTGGCAAGCTTATTGAAGGGCTCACTTGGGTCATCAATAATTCGGCTAAAGCTGGAGCCATCATTGGGGCTTTAGGTGGAGGTGCTGTAGGCGCTTTAGCCGGCCCATATGGATTGGTATTAGGTGCTGGTGCAGGGGCCGCTGCTGGTGCCTATGCAGGTAGCGCCCTGGCTCCGACAGCCTCACAAATTCAGGATCGTGCAACTGCCAATGTGGCGGGTGAAGAGGCCCGCAGCGCTCAGAAATTAGAGCAGGAGATGCTTAAGTTCACTCAGCTCATACCTCTATTGCAGCAATTCAAGGGTATCAAGGATTCAAAAGGTTTAGACAACCTCTTCAAAGCCCAAAATCTGAACTCTAAGACCCTGTCCGATTTGAACAGAATTCTTACAGGTAAAGAGTTCCGTACAGATGCTGAGAGAGCTCAGGGTGTAAAAGACTACGCCAAATTTGGAACCGTAGTTGGACCTCAAACCCACACTCTGGACGATGTACTTACCACAGGTCAGGGTAAGAAGAAGCCATCAGGCAAACCCCCTGAGCAAAGGTCCCTTGAAGATTCAGAGATGAGGGCCTTAGGCTTAAATACTAATACTCAGAAGGAGCTGGGTAACTATTTGACATTGCTGAAGGGTGGCAAGTTGAATATGGATCAGTACTCCCAAGCAGTTCAAAGCTTGATAGCCAAGCAGCCTTATCTGATAGCTTATCAGAAAGAGGTGAAGGATGTTCAATCTGAACTTAACAAGGCTACATCTGATCACATAACATTTATCCTCAGGCAAGTCAGTGTCAAAGAGGATCTGGCTAATCACTTGGAAGACGAATTGCGTATGGCTTCAATGAGTGGTAATGCCTTGCAATTGGAGTCCCAGGTATTAGGTGAGATAAACCGTCTTAAGGCCGTAGGCTACGAGATGACTAGTCTTGAAGTAGAAGCCTTGCGAGAGAAATTTAGGGTCATCAATGAGACTCGCAAGATCACTAGCTTGGAGGATCAAATCAAGTCCTCTACGCTTGATAAGAACCAATCTCAAACTGACACCTTAAAGGCCTTGGGTAATCTAGAGCTCAATCAGCCTGGATTTGGCCAGGCTCAAGCCCAGGACTATCTAACCCAGCAGAACCCCTCATTGTTTCAGGGTACCCAAGAAATAATGGAGGTACAGAAGAGGGCCGCGCAAGATATGTACTCGTTTATCGATGGCTTACGACGCCAGGATTATATAAGCGAGAGCACCACCGCTCAAATGAAGCTGAGAGTTAATATAGAGAGCCAGGCCGCTCAACTATCTAATTACTCCACATTCTTCGGCAATATAGCTGTACTCCAGTTATCAGGGAGTAAGAAGCTATTCCAGCTCGGCAAGGCCGCTGCAATTTCACAGGCCTTAATAGACGGGTATGCAGCCATTCAGAAAGCTTACGCAAGTGTGCCGTATCCGTTCAATATAGCCGCGGCAGCCAGTACGGCTGTAGCCGTATATGCCAACGTGCAGAAAATTAGATCCACTCAACAAGGGTTCATGGATGGAGGTTACACCGGAAACGGTCCACGAGGCTCCACGGCTGGGGTTGTTCACGGCCAGGAATTCGTGGTTAACTCAAGTGCCACAGCTAAGAATAGGGCGGTTTTAGAGGCTATCAATAGAGGCGAGTCTGCATCCAGTCAAGAGGATAGTAAGGGTGGAATAGTTATACATAATTCACCTGTCTTCCATATAGATGCGCGTTCCGATCAAGCATCTATCATGCAGAATGTGCACTCTGCACTTGCCACTAACAACGTGCAGCTAGTGGATAAACTACAAAGAGCTCGCATGCTTCCTGTTTAACCATGTCTATCATCCAAATACCTCCGGACTTGTTAGTACAGGAACTCATTTGGGGTCAGCTGCGTAATGATGTGGTATCAAGGAGTATGTTCGGATCGCAGACCATACAGATTACGGAGCCTTGGTGGACAGCCAAACTCTCGTTTGGGCCTGTAAACGAGTTCTCAGCTGATGAGTTATACACTCTCGTGATGGCTCTCGAAGGTCAAAAGAATCAATTAGCCCTGTGGAATATGGCTAGGCCTGTACCTCTGGGATCCATGAGGGGTTCGCCAGTGCTATCTGGGGCCATAGTTGAAGGCGTCACGGTGTTACCTGTTACGGGTGGCACGGCCAATAGCTCTCTTCGTGCTGGTGACATGCTTGGCATAGGCTCTGGACTTACCCAGCAAGTGTGCATGGTGCAGGCCCCTATCACACTTAATGGTTCAGGTGCGGGGTCCGTGCAAATTCTACCTGCGATACGCAATCCGTTCCCAATATCCACTGCCATAGTGTATGACAAGCCTAAGGTGCTCTTCCGTCGAGTCGATAACAAGGTGGAATGGGTTTACTCCACCATAAACGTATCTGGCTTCTCGATGGACCTAATCGAGGATCCTAGAACATGACCCTCTCAGCTTTACAGCTGGCCGAGCTGGTGCGACCTGCACCTAAGGTAGTGTATTTCATGGAGTTACAGTTCACTACTGGAGTCCAGTACCTTAGCACTTGGAACAGAAACTTCACTTGGAATGCCCAGTTGTGGATAGGTCTAGGTGGACTGGTCAGTGTAACTGAGATAACCGAATCTGAAAGTGTAGCCAGCAATCCCCTGTCATTTAATCTAAATGCCGCGGATCCATCGTGGATTGCTCTGGCCGTAGGTAATGACACTGTATACAGACGTAGATTAGCCCTGCTTTATATGTGTCCACTAGGTGATGACGGTCAACTAGTAGGTGCACCCCAGCTGTGCTGGCGAGGCCGAATGGATGCAGTGGCTGCAGGTATAGGCAATAACAGTGCGTCCATCAGTCTGAAGTGCGAAACGGCCTCCTTTGCATTCAAGCGGAGACCCTCGTTACGGATCAATGCTATTCAGCAAAAATTGACTTATCCTACAGACACAGGCTTTGATTATCTATCTGACTTAATAGATAAGCCTCAATTGTGGCTATCAAAGTTATTCCAGACCAAATGATTTTAGCAGAGTACATACACTCTAAATTGGACTTACCCTTTGCTTGGGGATCCAATGATTGTGTCACATTCGTGCTAGGTTGGGTGGAGATACATACAGGTTGCAACCATAAATCCAGCTTGCAACCCTGGCTTTCGGAGATTGAGGCTGTTAAAGCCATTAAGGCCGCTGGTGGCTTACTCCACAAGTGCAATGAATTATTCAAGCCCGTTAACCCTTTAGCGGCTGTAGACGGGGATATTGCTTTAATAGATCGAACCGTATATCTATTCAGTGGACCCAACATAGTGGGCCCAGGTAGTAGTGGATTAGTTTTCGATGATCGAATGAGGGTCAAATGCGCTTGGTCATATTCTTAAGTCTGGCGTTACTGTCAGCACCAGCCTACGCCGACCCTGTGTCGTTGGTCACGGCCGTGTACGCCTTTTTCGTAGCTTTGACGGTTGTCGAGGTGATAGCCTTAGTCGCTGTCACCATATCCATTGCCACTACGGTTTATGGATCCAAGCAAGCCAAAAAGCAGGGTAGACGGGTTGGGGCCGGGGCCGTAGCTGAAGACCGATTTGCCACTCAGGTAACCAACGAGTCACCTCACCTGTATATATATGGCCGAGCAAGGGTCCCAGCCAGAATAGTAGCGGTGCTTACATCTGGAGCTAAGGACGAATTTAAGCATATCGTCTGTGTATTTGCCTCTCACGAATGTGATGCATTCGAGGACATATTCATAGATGGTAAGTCCTTAGGGGTCCTGGATGCTAGTGGCTTCCCTACATCAGGTGACTACGTTAGGACCGAAACCAGCTCTCGATCCCAAACTGTATCAGGGGACTCAGGTATAAAGTTTCTGAGCTTCACCCCTTCCGACCCACCCCTCTGTGTAACGACGGTCCAGAATGAGGATATCGGCTGGAATAATCAGCAGACGTTAACCCAATCAGTTCATTACACATGGAATTCTGGTGACAACTTTATAACTGTACTGATTGATCAGGCAGGCCCTATCGAGGTTAGTGCTAATTCAGTGTCTAGCAACTCGGGCGTGAGAGTGCTGAGAAAATTGGGCCTCCCAAATCAAACCGTGGAATCTGTTACCAACTCTGAATTAGGTTCTTTATGGCCTTCTACAGCTGTGTTAGCCGACCATACTTACGCCATTGTCAGAATAAACCTCAATTGGCCTGAATTTCAGCGAGGCCTTCCGTCCATTGACGCCTTGCTTCGAGGTAAGAAGCTTTATGATCCACGTACGGACACTTCGTACTGGAGCCGCAACAATGCATTGGCCACCTATGATTACCTAATAGGCCCAGTGTGCCAGGTGTCTTCTTCAGATATACCTCTAGCTGATCTTATTACCAGTTCTAACACATGTGATGAGGTCATACTTCCAGTTGGATTCGGAGGTCCTTCACTGATTAGAGCCCGATACACCTTTGATGGGTTGGTCAATAGTGATAGAGATCCAAATGAGATATTAGAAGCCATGGCTGAATCCATGGCCGGATTCATAGATGCCACAACTTGGTCCATAACAGCTGGCAAGTACGTGGCCCCGGTTCTAACCCTCAATCAGACTGATGTCGTAGGATCCTTAACCATAAATCCGGCCTTTTCGGACGCCAGTATAAGTAATGGCGTGAAAGGCCGATTCGTATCCCGTGCGGCTAATTACTTAGAGACGGAATTTAAGCCGTATCAAGACGCTGTCTACCGGGCTGCAGATGGTTATGACGTATACTTGAACCGTAACTATGAATTTACGGATGAACTATCTCGTGTACACAACCTAAACGCTATTTTAATTGAGGACATCCGTAACGGCTTCACAATTGCGGCTGAATTCAGCCATAAAGCATGGGGCATCAAGGTTGGGCAGAGAGTGGCTATCAATATGCCATTCTTCGGGATACCTGATAACAAGGTATTCAGGGTGATTGATAAGTCGTATGGGTATAAATCCCAAGTAACCCTGACACTTAAAGAGGACGATGCCAGTATATGGGATCAATCTCCCGCTGTATTGGTGGATGCCACGCCCAATAGCAATCTGGCCAACCCGTTCTACGTAGCCCCTATTACAGGTTTGACTGGAATTAGTAACACATCTACTCTGCTGAAGAGTTCGGATGGCTCCATATCTGCTAGACTCCTGATGACTTGGACTGCTGCAGTTACAGCGTCTGTATTCAATGGTGGAGAAATAGAGTTGGAGTGGTCCCAAGTAGGTGATACAGTGTGGACCGGCATTACTTTATCAGGTAACTCCACCAGCGGCTACTGTGACAACGTAGTAGATGGGTATTTCTACACCGTACGCATACGTGGCGTTAATCCGTACCAGAATGTGAAGGGTGATTGGAGAACCCACCGTCTGCAGGCCATAGGTAAATCAGCCTTGCCGGCCAACGTTGCTGGATTCACGTTTGCAAAGGTCTTTAACGGTATACAATTCACCTGGAACCCTTTAGCTGAGGTGGACTACAGTCGCAGCATTATCCATATTGAAGCTGTATGGAGCAATGCTACACCCCCTCTATTCGCCGGTCCAGGCAACAAATTCTTATGGTACTACCCTGGGCCAGGCACTTTTACGGCCTTGATCAAACATGAAGACACCTCTGGCAACCGCAGTGCCACAGCTGCTCCAGTGACATTTACAGTCTCTATTGACAGCCTATTGTCTAGAGCTGAGAAGCCCGATATAATACTTGAGCTAGAGATCATCCTTGATGAGCAATCCGGTATAGGTGCTCGCGCCACTGCTTACGGTATAACCACTGAGAAGAGTGCTTACGATAACTCTATAACAGGCTTAGTGACGTATTTGAACAGTCTCTCACCTGCCTATACAGACCTTAATACCGACACTGTCATAGTGGGTACAGCATTACGTACAGCCTTTTATAATGTACTCATAGCCCGCCAGGCTTTACTGAATAAGATAGCTGAAATAGCTGGCACGCGGGCCGTGTGGAACGGCGTAGGTAGTGTGCCTGCAAATATCGCCACAGCCGGAGATTCACCTGCTAACCCAATTCTAAATAGCGACCTGGTAGTTAATGCCAATGGATCCTTAAATGCGGGTTCTGGTGCACCTAATTTGGGCAGTATAGCCGGTCAGATAACATCCGGACAATTTAGCGATGACTTCTTCATCCTCAACGCCGATGGGGACAATATCACAGTTGAAATGCGCTGGAATAGGACTGCCGGAGGTTGGGCGTCCATATACTGGGATGGCGTTAATATGACCACCAATAAGCCATTTATACCTCAACAGCTAGGCATTAATCAGATAGAAGCTAGTCTGCCCGCAACCCCCTTCGCTTATCAAGTTTGCATTGTACCATGATCTCAGTCTTCACACCTGTCCATGCAAAGGCCGCGCCATTTTTACAGGCGACGTACGAATCCCTATGTGCTCAAACATTTGCGGATTGGGAATGGGTGGTGGTCACCAATGCGGGCGGATGTATACCTGAAGACATAGCAGCTGATTTGCGTGTGAAGATATTCCCAGCGGACGATGATCAAGGTTACCCTCACAACTTTATCGGCAGACTGAAGGGCTTTGCCTGTAGTAAGGCTACGGGCGAGATACTTGTAGAGCTGGATGCGGATGACTTACTGACCTCCAATGCCTTGCATGAGATTAGCCTGGCTTTTCAAGACTCTGCCGTGGCCATGGTCTACTCCAACAGTGCTGAATTTAAGGATGGTACGTGGGAGCCCAATACTTACTCTGAGCACTTTGGGTGGAGAACCAGGCCCTTCTTCTATAAGGGGCACGCTCTTATTGAGATGCTGGGCTGGCCAGTGAGTGCCCAAATGATGAGGCAAATTTTCTGGGCGCCGAATCATGTCAGGGCTTGGAGGACTTGTGCGTATCACGCACTGGGCGGGCACAATCAGACCATTAAGACGGGTGATGACCACGACCTGTGCTGTAGGTTCTACATTGCCCACGGCGAGCGCGGCGTCAAGCACATTGACAAGTGTCTGTATGTATACCGAGTCCACGCTGAGAACTCCTGTGCAACGGCCAACGGAGAGGTGCAATTGCAAACGGCTGCCAACTACATGCGATATCGAGTTGATATGGCTATTCGGTGGGCCCACGACAAGGGTTTAGACCTCATAGACATTGGGGGCAGACTGAACGCTTTGCCAGGGTTCACCACCGTAGACCTGTTTGATGCTGACATTACAGCAGATTTGAATGGTAAATGGCCGTTCGAAGACAGTACTGTAGGAGTCCTTCGTTGCTCACATGTGTTAGAGCACTTGAAGGACCCTGTGCACTCCATGAACGAGGCATTCAGAGTGCTAGCCCCAGGTGGTTGGATGTTTATTGAAGTACCCTCTACGGATGGGCGAGGGGCCTTCCAAGACCCTACGCATGTGTCCTTTTGGAACTCTAATTCCATGTGGTACTATACAAGTGAAGAGTTCTCTCGCTTTGTGCCTGCATTTAAGGGTCGCTTCCAAAACAGCCTAACAGTCAACTATTTCCCAGGTCAATTCGAGCAGGATCACAACATAGTAGTGGTACAAGCCGACTTGATTGCTGTAAAAGGCAGCTACGCCCTTCGGCCCGTTGGACAAGTGCTGATTTAATATGGCCACCCTATACGTCCGTAATGCGGCAAACACTGCCTGGATAACCATTGGCGGTGCGCAAGGTCCTCAAGGATTCCAAGGCCCCCAAGGATTCCAAGGGTTTACGGGTGTCCAGGGTCCACAAGGTATTACGGGTAACCAAGGCTCTCAAGGTTTGATTGGTGTCCAAGGCTCGCAAGGTCAGCAGGGCACGGGTGAAGAGGGTCCACAAGGTACTCAAGGTAACCAGGGCCCTCAGGGCCAGAGTGGTAACCAGGGCTCGCAAGGTCAGCAGGGCACGGGTGCACAGGGTCCACAAGGCACTCAAGGTGACCAAGGCTCTCAAGGTCTGATTGGTGTCCAAGGCTCGCAAGGTCAGCAGGGCACGGGTGAAGAGGGTCCACAAGGTACTCAAGGTAACCAAGGCCCTCAGGGCCAGAGTGGTAACCAGGGCTCGCAAGGTCAGCAGGGCACGGGTGCACAGGGTCCACAAGGTAACCAAGGGGCCCTTGGGGCTACAGGTATAAATTACAGAGGTAACTGGGCTAACACTGCCTACGCGGTGAATGATGCCGTCGCCTCTGCTGGAACCACATATATTTGCATACTGGCTCACACTAATTTCGTACCTCCAAACGCCACTTATTGGAACGTCCTGTCTTTGCAAGGGACTCAGGGCTCTCAAGGTAATCAGGGCAACAATGGCAGCCAAGGCAACCAAGGCCAGACCGGCCAGCAAGGCTCGCCTGGACAACAGGGTAGCCAGGGCCTTAAAGGTACCCAGGGCAACAATGGCAGCCAAGGTAACCAAGGTCAAACCGGTCAGCAAGGCTCGCCTGGACAACAGGGTAGCCAGGGCCTTAAAGGTACCCAGGGCAACCCAGGCTTTCAAGGCAACCAAGGTCAAACCGGCCAGCAAGGCTCGCCTGGACAACAGGGTAGCCAGGGCCTTAAAGGTGCCCAGGGCAACCCAGGCTTTCAAGGTACCCAAGGCAACGCCGGAAGCCAGGGTAATAATGGACC